TACTCTGATTCCACCTGATGTGGTTGCTCCTGATCCGCTTTCTGCTGATCCCATCGTGACCGTAATCGTTGTTGTGGTTGGAACGGTGGTGACCATGAAATTATAATCATCAAAATCACCAGAGCTAAAATTAGAATCGGTGATAGCAGTAAAATTATCAAGAAGAATAATATCCCCAGCAGTAATTCCATGAGCGCTCGCAAACGTGATCGTGACAGATGTTGATCCATTGGTTGTTGTAAAGGCATTGGTTAAAGTTGTTGTACTCTTAAGAGGTGTTATATCATAAAAAGCACCACCAGAATAGACATATAAAAATCGATTTGTTCCTAAAGCAGCATATTTAATACCACTCGCATTAACGAAATGGTGTAAAGCTGTATTTCGTCCTGTGATGGTTTTATCCCCTAATTGAGACCAGCCTCCTATTTTCTCTGGAGAACCATATCTAAAACGCACATAGTCGCCACTTACCCACTGGCCTTCTCCGCCTGTGGCTGTGACTTGTTTATTAAAACCTGGTGCAAATTGTAATTTCTGAAGCATACTAAAATCCGTATACCATAATTATAACATATTTGAAATGAGTTCAACTACTTTGGTATGCCTAATAAAGGTCTTTTATCGAACTTGTTTTGAGTGCCAAAAGGACCATCAATGTTATTATAATGCAAGAAAACTTGGGCGCAATGGTTACCTTCAAAAGGTTCCCTCCAGTGCTCAAGGTCGCAGCCGCTGTAGACCAGCATATCTCCTGGTTCTAAATCAATCGAAATACCTTTAGGAGCATTGGGTTTAATAATTTGTTTCTCTTCATTAATAACTGTTTTTTGTCCTGTAGGATCTAAAAAGATAGGCCAAGGTTCTCCACCCAAATGAAGTGTTGTAGATATTTCACAACTGGGTCTGTCGCTATGTCTTTTTAAGATATCTCCTTTTTTATAAATTCTTGTATAAGTATAACAAGGTATTAAATTCATTTCTGTATGCTGTTGCATAACGGGTAATACCTTCATCATTAAGGTTTCCATAAAAAAATCACTATATTGTGAATAAGTATTAGGAATTTGTTCATCTTTCCAGGTACCAAATCCAGGTGTAAATTCTGATATGTAATTATTCTTATGCATCCAGGCTACAGCCTCTCGTTTTAACAACAAATAATTAAAACCAAAGTTAGCCAGTTCATAAGATATAGCTCTTTTAATTACTATATATTTTTTTTCTTTAAACATATTTTTCTCTAATTCCTTCCTTCATATAATAAATAGGCATCACTTGGTCTACATCACCGTTTTTATCTCTTCGAATTTCAAGGTCTTTAGGTAAATGAAATAGTTTTCTAATTTCAGCATCTGTGTTTAAAACGCGTCCGTCAATCGGGTGTGTGTCCGCTTTAAAATTTGTAATCACTGCTGGAATCATTTTAATACCTAGTTCTTTTGCAATAATCATTCTATTATTGCCTACAATCACTTTAATCATATTCCCATAAGCTTTACCATTAGCCCAACAGTACACAGGATCTTTCATTCCATATTTTTTCATGGACTGCGTTAAAGCATCTTTAAATTCTTTTTCTTCTTTTTGATGAAACTCAGGGCGGTTTAAATAATTAATCTTTTCAAAAGGTAGTTTTGTATAAATAGTTTCTATCATGGTCTTTGTAAAAAATTAAAAGATACGGATATTCGTATATCGTTACTTTCATTGGGTCTAACTTCATGCCACAACCAAGAAGGAAACATAATACATCTTCCCGCAATAGGTTCATAATGTACCTCTTTCCATAATTCAGGAGGTAGTTTTCCTTCTTTTCGATTAGGCATAGTTGTATGAACACCAGGTCTAGGTTCATAGACCATAATTTTTCCAGATTTCTGAGGAGTCTTAATAAAATAAACACCTGAGAATAATGAGTTAGGATGAAGGTGAGGTCTATTAAAACACCCTGGATAATTAATATTTGCCCACATGTTTCCTAGTACAGGTTTCATAGTTAAATACTCTTTTTTATAAATTTCATCTTGCATAGCAAAGAGTTCTTTCGTTAAAACATTATACTCTTCTTTCTTATTCATGTCTGTTGTACTATGCCATCCTCCAGCATTAGTTCTTTTCTCGCCTTTATCGTTTTGAGACCAACGTATAATATGCTCTTCTAAATATTTATTAAATGTATTTGCATTAGGAATATCCTTAACATAAATCATGGTCGGAAAGTGATATTCAGTTAGCATTTTCTCAAATATCATTTAAAAGAGGGACCTCCAAACCACATCACTAAAGAGTTTCTTTCACCCTTCGTGACTGGTTCAACTCGATGCTGTAACCAGCTTGCAAAGAAAATAGCTTGGCCTTGTTTAAGTTTAGCTCTTTTGCCTTTAGTCATAAATTCTAAGTCTCCGCCTTCAAAAGTAGAAGGATCAGATAATAAAAGTGTCATTGATATTTTGCGAACAGGAGGTTGAAGCTTTCCTAAAACATCATTGTCCATATGCCAATCATAAAAACCACCTGTATGATAATGAGTAAATTGACCAGGTTCGGTTAATCGCATACCCTCAAAACCAAAATGATTATTATTGGCTTGAAGCATATGTTTTTCAATATCTTTATACATATCTGGCATGTCTTCAAAAGGAATCCAACTTATAGTTGTTATTCTTTTTTTAGGATCATAGCCTCCGTCTAGTTGACCCTTTCCTACTTTTGCTTTTTCAGATTTTAAACTCATACCTTTATTAATAACCATTTGACATTGTTGTGGTGAAAAAATAGGTTTTATAGTTTCCACAATATAACTTTTCCAAATGGGTTCTGTAGGTCTTATCATGCTGACCTCGATGTTACTGGATTATAATTGACATCCATGTTAGCTGCAAGAGTTCTTCTTATAGCATTAGGATTTGTATGAGGGTAAACACAATGTCTCATATCATAAGGAAAAATATAAAAATCTCTTTCTTCAATATTAGGTGAATAATCTGATTTAACAAATTGACCATTAGCTGCTCCTACTATTTGTAGCTTGCCATTCATAGGTACATCTTCTCTAGCAAATTCCGGACCCATATCTTTAGGAAGTTTAAGTATTAGGACGGATGACATTCCTGTATAAATGGTTCCCTGATGAATATGGATAGGATTATATTCTCCTGCTTTCATTTCATTAACCCAAATAGAATTTAAGTTAAGTTTATATTCATATATTTTATTGAAAGCTAAATAATGTTTAAACCGACTTTCAAACCAATTTAAAATATAAGGAGGAAGTAAATTATGGGGATGCATTTTATTATTAGGTGCACCGCCAAAGAATAAAGAATTTTCTTTTCCTATTTTACCCACAAGTTGTTTATGAGCATCGGGAAGATTAAAAAAATTAGTTTCGTATATTCCATTAAGAGTATTAAAAATATCTAAAGGAACGTGATATTTTAAAATGGTTTGTCCTAACCAGACAAATCTAAAACTATCCTTGTTTTCCGTATGTGGGTTTTGGGGTTTCACTGATGGCTTTCTTTTGTTCATGTCCAAGAGCTTTTCTTTCTTCTTCAATTCTTTCAATCGATTGCATTTGTCCTAGTACATTAAAAACTTCAGGTTGAGAAGATCCTGGGGTTAAAGTATTCTTTCTATTCTTCATTACTTTTTTATAAGATAACAATTGATGAGTATCAACATTCTTATCATCAAAAGTACCATCATTATAAATTTTTTTAAAATTAGACCATTCTGTAACTTCTCTCATACGATGAGCAGCAACCAATTGCATAGTAGCTTTGCTATAAGTTTTCTCGTCTATTTCTACTTGAATAAGTTCTTTTTTTAATTCGTCTTTTTCTTCTTCTAATTCTTTTTGTTTCTGTTTTATTTCAATATCATTTTTACGAGCTTCAAAAGATAAGTGCATTAAGTTTTCCATATGTGTATTTTGTTCTCTTACACATTGCCAATACTTTGCGGCATTGGTTGGATACTTAGCGTCATTTAAAACAGAAAATTCCATTTCTGTTTTAGTACGAAACATTTGTTTCTTTGTCCAAGTGTCTCTAAGTTCGTTTGTTAATTCTTTAAATTTAGAAACCTGTGCAGGATCTAATATCTCATGAAGATGAGGTTCTTCGCGTACAATGAGTTCGTGTATGTTTCTTTTCTCTTTCATATATTCCTTTTATACTTGTTTTTAATTAATTAGTCAAATGCAATAGTTTCTGCACCTGTAGCAACAGTCCATTCGTCAGTGACATTACTTTGAGCTGGAGTTGGATTCGCACCAGCGAATCGTAAACCTGCTGTTGCTGTACCAGCTCCTTGAGAAAAACGATATCCTGCTGGTAAGTCTGCAACTTCTGTCCATGAAGTTCCATCCCAGTCTTCAGTTAATGCTGAAGGTGAAGGTGTTCCTCCTGCACAAAAAATAGCAGCTGCAGTTGTTCCAAAACCTACTGGCACTGATGTACGAGCAGTGTTTACGTTTGCAATTTCTGTCCAAGAAGAACCATCATATTGTTCTACATTTACAGTAAGAGGTGCAGTAGCGCCTGATATCATAAGAGCTGCTGTTTGTATTCCACATCCAGCTGCATTGCCTCGAGTAGTATTTATGTCTCCGACTTCTGACCAAGAAGTTCCATCATAAGCTTCAACTTCTTCTTGATAAGCATCTTCAGACCAACCTCCCGCAATTAAACCCGCTGTTTGTGTGCCTGCAAAAGATGATATAGATCGTCCCTGATTCATATTATTTCCTTCTGCCCAAGCGGATCCATTAAATTCTTCAGATATTGCAAGATCTCCTTCACCACCTGCAACTAAACTTGCAGTGTTTGTTCCTAAGCCTGAAGGAGTTTTACGCCCTGTATTTATATTTCCTTGTTCTGTCCATGAAGTGCCATCATAATGTTCATTATCAAGACTTAGATTAGTGTCTGCTTTATATCCTGCTGCAATCCAAGCTGCAGTCTGGGAGGCACCATTTCCTCCACCTTCTTGTCTTGCGGTATTAATATTTCCACCCGTTGCCCATGATCCACTTGATTGATACATTTTAAGTTTACCTATACTAGAGTTATACCAAACATCGCCTTCAATTGCCGTAGGGTCTGCATCAAGAGACTGAACATTGATTCCTTTTAATTGTTTATAAGTTGCCATAAATTCCTTTAGGGAATAGTGATGTCTGTTGGTTTAATACCTAATCTTGCAATTTTTTCTGCTGCAGATTCTCCATCAACATTATTATCATCCCAAGCATCTTTAGCATCATCAACAACACCTGTGACGATAGTCTGTGCTTCTGATTTTGTTTTACTGGTTGCACTATTTCTTGCACCCCAATCTCTTGATTCAGGTATGTCATCACATACCCATACATTTCCTGGATAACCACCAATCCAAAATTTTCTACTATCAACGTGAGTAATAAATCCTTTTCCAGAATTTGCTACTACCCAATAATTAAAAAAACCTTTATCATTTGCCATATTAATCTCCTAAGGAATAACCTCATTGACTGGTCTTGATCCTTTGCCTTCGGGTACCGCTGCATTAGCTTCTCTAGAATCATTGTCCCATGTAGTTTGGGCCTCTGCTGTTATTGCATCTGAAATAGCTTGAGCTTCTGCTTTAGTTTTCGAAATACCATTGTTTCTTGCAACCCATTTTCTTGATTCTCTACAGTCCATAGCTACCCATACATTTCCTTGAAAAGAACATCTCCAAAAAGCTCTACTATCTTCATGAGTGATGAAGCCTTTGCCTGCTGTATTAGTTATCACGCTGTAGTTATAGATATCGTTTGCCATAATTTATTTATATTTGTTTACCTTCCATTTGTCTAGTCGGTTATTGTCTTAATGTTTTGTTGAAGATCAAATTCTTCAGTTGTAGCTATATCTGCTGTGCCATTATATCCAGCGGCAGCAAAAGCTGATGATGTTGTACCTGCTGCAGCATGAGCATTTCTTGATACACTTAAATCAGCGATTTCTGTCCAAGAAGTTCCGTCATATTGTTCTGTATTTCCTGTGATAGGTAGTCCACCTATATGTAATGCTGCAGTTTGTAATCCACAAGCATGAGCATTACGTCTTGCAGTATTTAAATCATTACCCTCTGTCCAACTTGAACCATTATATTCTTCTGAGTTATCCATATGAGTAGTTAAATTTCCACCAGACACTAATCCTGCAGTTTGAGTTCCCGAACCTGAAAGTTGCCATCTTGCAGTATTTAAATCATCTCCTTCAGCCCAAGAAGATCCATTAAATTCTTCGCTAACTGTTTTATCAGCATCTCCTGGTTCATGTCCACCTGCACACAAAGCAGCAGTTGTTGTTCCACAACCACCTGGGTATTGTCTACTATCATTTAAATCTCCTGTTTCTGTCCAACTAGAACCGTCAAAAGTTTCTGTTACTGCCGTAACTCCTGGAGATACATTTCCAGCAAAAAATATAGCTGCTGTTGAAGTTCCTCCAGATGCTGCATTTCCTCTTGAAGTATTTATATCTCCTACTTCTGTCCAATTTGTTCCATCATACGATTCAACTACTGCTGCTGCACCACCAATAATTAAACCAGCAGTTTGTGTTCCTGCTCCTGATAATTCTTTTCTAGCAGTATTAACATTGTTAGCTGAAGCCCATACACCAGCAGCAAGGGTAGATGAAAAATCCCATTCTTCTGTTGTTTGAAGCCAACCTGGAGGAGTTCCACCTGAACATAAAGCTGCACTTATTGATCCACTATCATTTTTTGTAACACCGTATCTTGCGGTAGACATATCAGTTGTTTCTGTCCATGAAGTTCCATCCCATGTTTCCGTTTCATCTTTAGCAGGAGAACCTCCAGCATAAGCTACAGCAATAGTTGTGGTTCCTGCTCCACCTAATGTTGAACGACCTGTATTTAAATCTCCCACTTCTGTCCAGCTAGATCCATCCCATTTTTCAACATTTGCTACATAAGCTGGTGTAGCAGTTTGTCCACCAATCATCATAGCATCCGAACTGCTTGCTCCAACGCCAGTGGAATAATATCTTGTTGTATTAATATCTGTTGTTTCCGTCCAAGAAGTACCATTCCATGTTTCAACATTATTTACTTGTGGTGGTCCTCCACCGTAGCATATAGCGGAAGTTGTAGTTCCATTTCCTTGAGTTTTTCTTGCTGTATTTACATCACCAACTTCTGTCCACGCACTTCCATTCCAAGTTTCCGTTTCATCAGTATCACTATCTGGAGCTTTTCGACCAGCAAAAACTATTGCTGCAGTTTGCGTACCACCTGAACCACCATTATCTCTTCCTGTATTTAAATCTGCAATTTCAGTCCAAGATGAACCATCATAAGATTCAACATTATCTATACTAGGAGCCGCATAGCCCCCTATACATAAACCAGCTGTTGCTGTTCCAGCAGCTACTGCGTATCCTCTACCTGTATTTAAACTTCCACCCGTTGCCCAAGCTCCAGCTACTTTAACAATCGTCTTATAATCTGAAGACGTGGTATTAAACCAAATTTGTCCTTCACCTTCAGCGCTGTCCAAGTCGCTAGCGACGTGTAAAAGTGTTTTTCCGTGTATTGTTTTATAATCTGTCATAATTAACTCGATGTAAAGGTTACTGCTCCAACTCCATGTGTCCATTCTTCAGTACTAACAGAATATGCTCCACCTGGATAAGGACCTAAATAACCATGCGATATAATTCCTGCTGCTGAAGTTCCTGCTCCATCACTTTGCGCAGAAACGTCCTCTAAATTTGCACTTTCTGTCCATGAAGTACCATCAAATTCTTCCGCATTAGCTGTTCGAGTTGTACCTGAAGCATCAATCGTTCCTCCAAGACACATGCATGCATCTTGTGTAAGTCCTAAAGATCCAAATTCAAATCGTGCTGTATTGGTGTCAGGTGCTGCTGTAAAAGAAGATCCATTAAAATCAAAAGTTTCTGTTGTTTGTGCAGGAGTACCTACGTTATGTCCACAAAGAAGTTTAGCAGCAGTGTTTGGTCCTACACATTCTGACCCTCTATGAACTATAGGCGTATTTGCAACTTCAGTCCAAGTTGTTCCATCATAAGATTCACAATCATTAGTTGCAGGTTCTGAGCCCATCATAACAGCTGCTGTTTGTGGACCACTTCCTGCTCGTTGAGCATTTCCCCTATTACAATCATTTGCATCAGACCAACTTGCTCCATTCCATTCTTCACCAGAAGTTGTATCACCAGGAGTTCCTGTGCACATCCATGCTGCCGTTGGAGTGCCACCACCCGCTGTTTGCGGATGATTTTCGCCTGGATTACTTGTTTCTGTCCAAGAAGTTCCATCATATGTTTCTGTATGATTGGCTCCGCTAGGGTGTTGTCCTCCAGCTATTATAGCTGTGGTATAAGTATGGCCTCCAGACATTTTACCCGCTCGAATATTATTAATATCTCCACCTGCTGCCCAAGTACCTGCTACAATTTTAGCACCCTTTACTTTTTTAGCAGAACTATTATACCAAATATCTCCAGTTGCTAATACACTTGGATCACCATCTACCGTTTGAATTGACAGTCCCTTTATACCTTTATAAGTTGTCATGGACTATTTATCCTTTAATAGCCAGCCTTGAGTACTATCTGTGAATACCAACGTAAAAGCCGCTCTTTCTGTCGCTACGGTTAAGTCGTCTGTAGATCCGTGAATTTTTTCTGAACCATCAGCAGCAATTGTAATATTGTTGCTATCAGCTGTTCCTGCATAATCTATAATTGAAACTTCATCTCCTATTGTTCCCGCAGGAAGAGTAACTGTAATTGCTGCAGAAGTTGTATTAACAAAAACACCTTGTCCTGCTGATGCTGTATAATTTCCTGTTTTAACAGCCTGCCAAGAAGTTCCACCACCAATATATGTTTTAATATCAGTCATGGCTACTTGAACTATTGTACCATTATCATTCAATATAACTCTGTCTGCGTCTGCTACTGTTGTACTTGTTGCGGATGTTCCACCATCCAATTTATTAATTTCTGCTGCAGTTGTTGTTATATTCGTTCCAGCAAGTGAAAAAGTTCCACTGATATCACAAGTTCCATTAATATCTATCGCTGTTGCTGTTAAATCAATTTCATCAGTTGCACCAAGAGATAATACTGTTGCACTAGAGCCTTGAACGAATTGACTAGCATCATTAAAACATAATTTGTTTGTTGAATTTAAAGTTAAACCTGTACCATCTGTGTGAGTTAAAGTTGTATCATTATCTGCTCCAAATCCTATTACAGCAGAATCACTATCTAATTTTAAATCATTACTAACCAAAACAGCAGTAGAGGCTGTAAGATCTATTGTTGCTTCTCCAGCAACAGTCATTACACCATCTGAAGATTGATTAATGTATGTTGCTGCGTCACCAAAGGTAAGTTTATTAGTTGAATTTAATGTTAAACCTGTGCCGTCTGTGTGAGTTAAAGTTGTATCCCCATCATCACCGAATTTTAAAACACATGAATCTGAATCTAAAAATATATCATTATTAAATATTGCAGTACCTACATCTGACATATCTAAAGTTAAAGCTGTAATATCTGTACTACTATCTGTGCCTTTGAATATGATATCAGCGTCACCAGCTTGTGCATCAATTGTAATATTGCCTGAAGATGTTGCAACTGTAACTGCGGCATCACCAGTAGAAATATCATCAGCTGCACTAGAAGTTGTTGCCCAACCTAATGCACCTGAACCATCTGTTTTTAAAACTTGATTTGCTGATCCATCTGCACTTGGTAATACCCAAATTTGATCAGCTGATAATGCTGGTGCTTCAAAACCAACATAGTTTGATCCTTCATAGAATCTTAATTCTGTATTAGATGCTGTTAAACTTAAATTACCAGCAGAACTAATTGCAACTTTTTCAGCAGCAGCTTCCGATGCTCCTGTTTTAAAACTTAATTTTGTAGCATTATTAGAAGAACTAAAGTCTCCTTCTGATACTGCTTCAATTCCTGCGGCAACTAAAATAGCATCCGTTCCCTGTGCTTCATCAGGCGCTTGGAAATTAATTGTACCTATAATATCATCTGCCGCAATATCTGTTTCACCAGTTTGTATTGTTAATAAGAAAGGATTATTATCAGCTGTTGCTGCACTTTTTAAAATTAAACCATCATCAGGGTCATGTGTAACTGTTACATCTCCATCATCACCAAAGTGAATAACAGAAGAATCTGAATCTAAATATAAGTCATCTCCTAATGTAGCATCAGCAGGGAAAGTTAAATTTCCAGAACTATCACCAGTTATCCAAGCAACTGATCCATCTTCACCATCTGATATTGAAAGTTGATCGTCTCCTGTTGCACTTGAAACATCGGCTTTTCCTATAATAACATTACCAGAACCTGATGTGATATTGTCTCCAGATTGATAACCAAGAGCTATATTGTACTGACCTGATGCACCAGATTGTCCAATAGCTTTTCCAGCTTCATAACCAATTGCTGTATTAAAGCCAGCAGTTGTGCAATAAAATAAAGCTCTACGACCCACAGCAGTATTTTTATTTCCTGATGTCATACTTTGCATTGCAGTGGATCCTACTGCTGTATTATAAGTGCTTGTTGCGTTAACTCCAGCTTGATAACCTACATAAACAGCTTCAAAGCCAGTTTCATTTGCTCCACCAGCACCACTTCCAACTGCTACATTTTTATCTCCAGTTGTTAAGGCATCTAAAGCAGCATTACCAACGCCAACATTATCTTCTGCAGCATCTAAAGTTCCTGTTGTGCTATGACCGACTAATAAAGAATTTGAAAAATTTGCTCCACCGAATTTAAAATTACCTGCTGCAAAATCACCCGTAACCGTTAAATTATCTGCAACTGTTGTCTCTGAAGTTGTATGTCCGATTGTAACTGCAATACCTGAAGTCTCAGTTGCAATTTTTAAAGCGCCTACGGCATTGGTAATATAAGAATTTGTACCATCGTGATAAAGCGTTAAGTCTTGAGCATCTCCAATTTTTAGTGGAGTTGAATCTGTTAATAATAATGAATCAGCTGATTCATCCCATAGAGCATAACTTCCTGAAGTTGCTCCAAATAATTTAACATCGTGTCCTGTATCATCAACACCAACGGTTAATGTACCTAATAAGGTTAACCCAGCACTTGCTAATGTTAATAAATCTGTGTCACTTGTGTGTCCAATAGTCGTTCCATTAATAATAACATTATCAACAGTTAAAGTTGTAAGAGTACCTAAGCTTGTTACACTGCCTTGTGCAGCTGTAGCTAGTGTACCTGTTAATGTTCCTGTGACTGTAAGATTGTCAGCGATTGTTGTTTCTGAAGTTGTATGTCCAATGGTAACTGCAATACCTGAAGTTTCTGTTGCAATTTTTAAAGCACCAACAGCGTTTGTAATATAAGAATTCGATCCATCATGATAAAGCAACATATCATTGCCAGTACCAAATTTAGCATTGGCACTATCTGCAAACGTTACATGAGACCCGGTTAATACATTAAAGGCGTTCGCTGTCATTGTAAAATCATCAGCGCCTGAAATTTCAAAATCTATTTGATCATCGGTACTTGCTGTTATGCTTGTATCGGAATCTGCATCAAGTGTTAATTCGTTGCCATCTAAGTCATAAGAACCAACTCCACCAATATTTGAATCAACCATATTTGGATTAGTTCCATCATCAGCAGTCGCATAAATAAGTTTAGTTCCCTTATCCGTAGCTGCCCAAGTAACACTGGATCCTGATCCAGTAGCATACTTAAATTGAACAGTATACGCTCCGGATGTATTATTTTTCATTATATAAAAAGTTTGAACATCCAAAGGAACTGTTACAACTTGGTTTCCAGTAATCGTTCCAGTAAATTCTATAATTCTATGTGCAAGAGTTGCACCTGTGGATCCATCAGAAACAGATAATGTTGTTGTCTGAGCACTACCTGCAATTGATTGTGCAGTATAACCACCAGAAATTTGTTCTAAAATTTGTAAATTGGTATTGGTAGTTGATCCCCATGTTCCGGCATTTTCGCCGGTTGTCATCAATTCTGTACCAAGACCTGTATAACTTGATGCCATATTTTATCCTATGCGCTTCCTACAAATACCTCTACATCTACAGAAGACGTATCTGCCGTTGCTGTAATATCTACTAAATCATTAAAAGATACCGTTAGTGCAGACCCTCCTGCATGCATCGTATCAATCACACCGCCGCTATTATCACCTGGATAAATGAACGAGTGACCTGCATCGACTTTGATTGCAAACTCTGTACTATCTTCATCTCTAAAAGTTAATGTAAGATGGTTGCTTGAATCTAAATTTGTAATTCTAATGTATCTAACATCATCTTCATCGAATTGACCTGCTAGATAACTTTTTGATAAATCTGTTGAAGAAGCTGTAGCAAAACCTAATAGTCCTGTTTCTGTTGTTGAAATGGTTACGATTCTTTTAACAATTTCATTAACACTAGAAATATCTAGTGATCTCTCACTATTATAACTGTTATTGTTTAATGTTATTTCTTCTATAACTTTGACTGTTAGTGTTGCCATTATTTAACTCTTCCACCCTTCAGGTATGCTTTACCATATCCACGCATAGCTAGTCCACCGCCCTGCATTTTTTTTCGTTTATTTAATAACATTTCTCTAATTCTTTTTTCATCTTCTGTTTCAAATCCTATCGCTGGGGAAAGGTTCATTTTTGGTCCCTTGCTCATGGCTCGTTTCCCTCTGTATGGGTTTATGTTTTTTGGCATATTTTTTCTCCTTACGGTGTCTGAGCCGGAACGGGTATACGAGGTTCATTATCCGTATAATCGTCGCGTCTTCTTCTACCCAATTGTTCTGCACCAAACTTCTGAATTTCAGTTTGATACTTCTTTTCGTACAGTTGTAGCATATCCATTGGGCCTTTTAAATAGCTAAATGCTTCTACCAAGCATGCATATAAAAGTCCATTGCCAAAATTTAAACTTAAATAAGTTGTCGTATTTGCTGAGCTTAATCCTAGAGGTCTTGCATTATAATGTAATTTATACATAAAACCTGAGCTTGGAGTAGGCACAATCGTAATTTTCCCTGAAGTTGTTGCTCCAGCTCCTGTTGCTCCGCCTCCAGACATTGCATAATATTTTGGTGTTCCAGTCGTTGTCTCAGCTGCATCATATTCTCTTAAATAACTAATATCTTTTTTGATCAACCAACTATTAGCTCCCGTAGCTGCCGTTGTTGAAGTATAGACTTGCACACCTCTTACAAATAATGTTCCAGCCGGAGCATGAACACTGTCATTAGAAGCAACTAAATTGCCTATCACTTCTCTTCGATCTGCATCAACAGGAATATCTCTTTGTATTCTTAATTCCGAATTATCAATAAATTGATCGGTAATCGTACTTGATAATACAGAAGTTCCAACTTCAGTATAATTTTGAATTGCTGTTGTAAGTGTTGAATAAGTAAATCCTGCCATTATGCTTCCAACGTTGCCGGACCAGCCGAACAATTGTTGCCTCCTCCTGATACTCCTCCACTTGTAGCAGTGTTAGTGTCTACAGTAAAGTAATAGTAATCATCCGTTGCAGTCACATCACCAGAAGAATCTCTTTTTCCAACTGTGATGGAGTAACCTGCAGATTTTGCAATATTAGATCCGCTAATACCATCAAAGTTTATTGGATTTTGAAATCCATCAGGATCCGAGCTTGTCCATACAGGACCTCTAAATCTAACCGTGTCATCAGAATCTCTTCCATGACTTTTTTCATAAACATTAATATAAGAAGATCCTGAAGCAACCGTTGAAAAAGGATCTGGTCCTAAAATTGCTAGAGCATCTGTTTCAGCTCTTGCGGGTCTAGCGTTAACTAAACCATGTCCTTCAGCTCCATATGCTCTTGGTTCAAGTTGTGGATGTTTTGCTTCAAATTCTGATACATGAACAAACATACCATTCCATTCTCGGACCATCTCATTGTATGGAAATTCCATCCCTGATC